TGATACTTATTACGACGAAAAAACAAAGAAACAATCAAAAGATACAAAGATTATTTCTGCGATGAAAATTACTGAAGGAATATTGCCAAAACAAATGTCAAGATTACTTGAGGATTTAACAGACTATGTAGAATTTAGGGGGGGTCATGTTGTGATTAACATTACAATAGACAAGTCAAAAGAAAGATGAAAACACCAAAATTTGAGAAACGACATTTTGAGTATCTTGCTCAAATATTAATTGAGATTGATACAATGAATTTTGATGAAATGCCAAATCCAAAAGCACAAGTCATATCGACATTCATTGAATATCTTAAAAATACAAACGCAAACTTTGATGCAGATAAATTTAGGGAGTTCATATATGCCAGATAATCTAAAACCATTCTTACCATTAATTTACAGATTATATGTAAATTTTGGCGAACAAGAATATCCATTATGTAAACAAGAGAGGATTAGAATAGATGAAAAAATTATTCTTGATTATGCTGTTGACTACGTCATGCGCATACAATCCAGTAATCGATCACAGGGGAAATAATGGAAAAGAGGTTGCTTACAGATATAACGATGATCTTGAAACTTGTAGGTCTATCGCAAAAAATAATACAAATAGTATTATTGAAAGTGCGAAAATTGGTTATAATTGGTATGTGCGACCTCAATTATTATGGCTACCAGATAAGTGGGAGTCATCATATAAACCGATCGTACAACAATGTCTTCAACAAAGAGGGCATTCAGTATTGAAATAAACAGGAGGTAAAAATGTCTATTTCACTTATGAAAAAACTAATGAACATTACGCATAATGTTCAGTCAATCAAACAAGAAAAAGCAAAAGGTGTTCCATATAAAATAACATCTTGGAACGCAGTGCATGATGTCATTAAGAAAGAATTATTAAAAGAAAATATTTTAATTATTCCCAATGTTAATGGACATTCAAAAGAGGGCAATCTTACAATTATAAAAGTAAATGCAAAAATTGTTGATTGCGATACCAACGATTCAATAACTGTTGGTGATTATGTAGGCTATGGTGTAGATCAATCTGATAAAGGTTGTGGTAAAGCAACAACATACGCATACAAATATTTATTAATGAAATTATTTATGCTTGAAGTTGGCGAAGATGAAGATAGTGAATTTTCAAATCCGCCTGTTATAAATAATAAACAACTGGGAAGGGACGATATTTAATGTTGTATTTTAATTTATTTAAACAAGATGAAGCCACAGGCAATCAACCATTATATAAAAATAATAAAATAATTGTTGATGAAGACATTACTATAAAAGCAGGAAAAGTTTATAGTGGTGCTTTATGGAAAAAGTCAGAAACAAACGACGGTAAACCAATTAATATGGTTTCTTTAAAAATTGAAGAAAACAATTTTGATGTTTCTAGTATTACAGAGGAAAAAAAAGAACTACCAGATGACGACATCTTCTAAGAAAAGAAAGATTATTAAAGATAAAAAATTTATGCAATGGGTGGTAAATACCTGCCCTTGCTATGTTTGTAATTTAGAAGGCAATCTCAATTTTCATCAAATACAATTTCACCACCTACAAGGCATGCACAGAATTGGTGCAATGATTCGTGATGATAGCACAGGCATACCAATATGCTACGGACATCATCAAGAACTTACATTTAAATTTGGCGAAAGAAAGTTTTGGGAACAAATTGGCATTGACCCTATACATTACGCAAACGAATTATATAATGAATATCAACAGGAGCATACACATGACACAAAGAAAACTCATACTTCAACATCTTAAAAAACACAAAAAAATAACACCGTTAGACGCATTAAGTCTTTATGGTTGTTTCAGATTATCAGCAAGAATTTTAGAACTTAGAGAAAAAGGTTATAAAATTGAAACTGACCATGTAAATAGAAATGGTAAAACATTTGCCGAATATAAATTAAATTCATCAAGAAGAAATTAATATGCTTGATCAATCAGTATTTAAAAAATTTGATTTATTGCCAATGTCGTATAGCAAATTAAATTCTTTTTCAAACTTTCCATGTCAATTTATAATTAATAAAATTTATAAACAAGATACAGGAATTAATCCTGCAATGCGTGTAGGTCACCTTGTAGAAGAAATGTTGCATGAAAAATTATTAGGTAATGAGCCAGATCAAGCACTTTATCAAAATAAACTCGAAGATGAATTGTCTGATTATCACGATCAAGATAATTTAAACAAATATATTAATTATATCCCACAATTCTATAATCAATGTTTACCTTTATTTCAAAAATTAGGTAATTATAAATTACATAGTTATCAAGAAGAAATAAAAACTAATATTCTTGGAATTGATTTTATTGGATATACGGATTTTATTTTTGATCTTGATGATTGTTTATTTGTTTACGATCTTAAAACAAAGGCAAGAATGGCAATTAATCATTCTGAATATTTGCAACAATGGGTTTATAGAAAAGCATTACAAGAAAAATATAAAAAACCTGTACATTGTCATTTGTATATTGTTACACCAAAAAAATATCATATTGAAGATATTGAATTTAGTGATGATATAGAGATTGAAATACATAATAAATTGAAGGGAATGACATCACTGTTGCAAAAATGCAACACACCAGAAGATATTGCTCTTTTATATCAACCTAACCTTGATAGTTGGGAATGGAATATACAAACAATTCCTGCAAGAAAACAAATATGGGGAATTTAGTATTTTAACAGGTCTAGAGTATATTTTATAGAATAAGTGGGTTCTCTACCAAAATTCTACTTTTAATATACTCTATGCCTCTAAAAACGGGTTTTTGAGGTATTTTTTTTACATAGGTACAGGCAGATTTTAAAACTGTATGACCACTACCTAATTCTTTGCTTGATTTCATTGTAGATATGTAATATGCAACACTATCTTCTTTTTCTAAGAAACCAACCGCCCAACAAGGCTCTATTTCACAATCTCTTTCAAATTCTTCATAAGTTTGCCATAAATTTGATAGCGAAGAATGATCTAAAAACTCTAAATAAATTATTGTTAATTTTGTTTTTTTCATTATGTTTAAAATTAATTAACATAGTGTATATCTTCGCAAAAAACCAAGAGGGTATTAAAATATCCTCTTGGCTCTAATTCTTAACTTAGGCATTTTTCTTTTATATTTACCAAAAGTTAATTTTTTAAATGTTCTACCTTTGCTTCCAATAATTTTTGGTTTTATTAAAACCGAAAGTGAAGAGGTAGTTGTTATCACTTAATGTAATACCCAATGATGTAATACAACAACAAGAGCCATAACCATTAATACTCTTACCCATGATTTAAGTTTTGTAAAACCCTCAAACCAATCCATTACTGTGTCTATTATTTTCATTTGCTTATTCCCTTCTGCTTCTCGTATGTTCTAAGCGTGGCCATGCCCAAAAGTGACATGACGAGCGGCATTAAAACACCCATGTCAAGAGTTGGCAAGGGCATAGTTTCTATTTCAAATACAGCAAGAAAAAACATTATAAATTGCTTCAATACGAATTCCCAAAAAATTGCTAAGGCACAACTGAAACCAATTAATGGGCGCCAAATTCTTTGTAGTAAACCACCAAGACCTGTTGCAGTAGATTTTGCGTCTGCAAGGTTTATATCTGTTTGTGCTTTATTTAATGCGTTATCTAATTCTTTGAGTTTTATTTTCGCCTGTGCTTTTTCTTCATCTGATGTATGAAGTTCATCAACAATTTTTCCTACACTATCTACTAATCCACCACCTAATAATTTATTTAACATTATATTGACCTCATTTTATCTGCTAAATTTTTTGCTCTTGCAGGAACTTGACGAGCCCATTTACTATCGAGCATTTGATTTGCACTTTCTTGAAAATCTTTATTTTGAAGAGCCTTTTGAAATTTTAAAAATTTACTAAGGCGTGGATAACCAAGTTGAAAGCTCATTTCAATCACAATTTCAAATGCTTCTTCTGGAATACTATCTTCGTCTATAAATTTTTTTGCGTCTTTCAAAGCAACCTCAATATCATCATTTAATAATTCCATTACTTCGTTCATGGTCAGTTCTTTATCAAGCAAATATTCTTCTTGTGGCAATCTAATTAAATGGCCAACTCCTGTGGTCATTGCAGAAGCACCAATTATTGGGTCTTCGTATGCTTTGTATCTAATGCCCTCATGAGCAATAATACTTTCTCTTAATCTACTAATGTCCATATTTTTTAATCAACCTTTCAAGGTACCATTTTGCCTTGAGCAAATCTTCAAGTCCATTCTTTTCTTTATATCTACAAATATATTTTATGCAATTCCCCTCAAAATAATTCATTTCATATTCTTCAATAAAATCGGCAACTTCAATATCTCTTTTATAATATTTAGGATTTATCTTGTCATTTTTACTCATAAATAAACATTTCTATCCCAACTACCATTTTTCTTTAAAACCATTGGTGTAATAAATGGTATTCCGTCTGTAATAACTGCACTACTTAATATTGGTTTTGCAACATTTACTTTCATATATGCCATACTCAAACTATCTTTATTGACCAAACACCCTGTTGATATACCCCAATTTAAAACATAATCATTGGCGACATATTTAACCTCACTGACCGTATGAAAATGGCCCTGCACACAACACATTGAGGTTTCTTTAACTGCCTTCGCAACATCTTTACAAAATTGATGTGCAAACATAATTTTATTTTTATCAGTATCTATAAAATGCTTTTCTTTCCATTCCCACCCTATATTGACATCAAGTATTTCATTATATGTTTTAATAAACTTTCTTGACATCTTATTTGCTATTGCTCTTCTTAATACCATTGAACCATGATTACTTTCTAGTAATACCATTTTAGGAAAAATTTTTTCTAATCTCTTTATCCATGATTTAGTTACTTCAAGTTCATCATGTGGACTTGGTAAATCTGGGTCTATATTATGAAAATGAATTGAGTGAAAATCTGCTTCATCGCCTATATGAACAACACAATCTGGTTTATAATATTTTTTTATTTTTGTTAACCATTCAAGGACCTCTGGGTGGCAATAGGGAAAATGCGTATCACCAATTACTAATATTTTTTTAGGTGTTTTCATATTCATTAGCATCTACACAAAAAAGTATATATTTGCGAATACTATATTCATCTAACATTAACTTTAAATAGTTTGCGTTTGATTTGCAATCTTCAACGGATTTATATTTTTCATTAATTGAGATACAATCACCTGCAATACACATATACCCCAAAAGGAATATAGTATGTAAGTTCACAACAAAATATCTCTAAGAAGGATTAAAAGATTTGAAAATACTAAAATACCAACAGTCCATAACACCTTTTCTACTGATCTTAATTTTTGGTCTAAATGCACCAAATGGTTTGATTTTATAATATCAATATCTTTTTTTATAATCGCAACTTCTTTATCAAGTTTGTTTATTTTTTCAGATTGTGTTGCCATTGTTAATACCGATTGCATTTAACTTCACTTGTGACTGTTTGTCAAACGCTTCAACTAATTCTCTATCTTTTGTAAATTTCTCTTGATATGCAATAAACTCTTTTTGATGTGCCAAAACATCGTCAATACTCATTGTCATTATTTGTTTTCTTAATTCTGCATTTTTTTCGTGTGCCAAATCAAGTCTATCTAATAAAAATTTATTATGTATTCTTAATTCTCTTACTTCTTTCTTAATATTATTAAGTTCTTTTTTTAATTCTTTTTCAGTGGCCATATTTTACTTTACCCCTGCCAATGGATTTGACAATGCTTTTTTAATATTCAATTCTAATTCTTGCTCTATCACTTTTAATTCATCAAATATTTCTCTTGCGTCTTCTTTCTGTCGATCTTCAACATCATTAACTATTTGAGTTATGTGGCGTATATCTTGTTCCATTTGACGAATTTGCGTTTTTAAATCATTTTTTATATCAAGCGTTATTTCTGAAATGAGGCTTACTTCTTCAAGTATTGTATCTATCTCTGTTTTTAAAACTGCAATTCTTTCATCATAAGACGAAAGGTCGGGTGCTGTATAGGTTAAAATCTTAGCTTTCATGTCTAAATAGTCATCATAAAATTTATAAACCGTCCACCCACCACCAATAATTGCACCAATTAAAGATATAATAATAAATACTTTACCACCTTTAAATTTCATGCCTTGGTATTCTACTTCCATTGTTGATCTACCATTTCATTCATTGTTCCGTAATCTAAATAACCCATTATTCCCGCTTGATAATCTATTATCACATTTTGGTCAGCATACAAACTATCTTGATAGAATTGACCGTCCTGTATTTGTTTTTCTAAATAACTATTAAAATTTGCGTCAGATAAAACAACCATTAATGCTAATTGAGTAGTTTGTGATTGTGCAGACATTTTATCTTTCTGTTTTGCCATTAATTTATTAGCAATCTTTTGTTTTATTTCTTGTGGTTTGATTTTTTCTGTTTGTTCTTCTTGTTCTTCTTTTTCTTCCTGCTCAACTTCTTCTGTTTGTGTATCATCTGCAACTTCAATTTCTTCAACATTTTCTAATTCTTCTGAAATTTCTGCTTCCACTTCAGCTTGTGCCATTTCTACTTCTACAACTTCTATGACCTCTATTTCTTGTATTTCTTCAACAACAGGTATTTCAGTTTGAAAATCGTCTGATAAATCTATTTCAAAACTTATGCTATCGTCTGGTGTTTCAATTTCTATTTCAATTATATCTTCTGGTGGTGGCGCAATATAACTAGATTCGTAAATATATTCGTTTGTTTTTAATTGAATGGTTAACTCAACAGTATTAATTATCTCGTTAATTATTTCTGTTATTTGATTGTATGTGACATTAAAAAAAATATCACTAAACCCCACCCCGTAATAACCTGTATTATATCCACGATCAATTCCGTATAATTCTAATTCAGCATTATCAAAATTAATATTTGATACATCTTGATTAAAAGCAAAATCCTGTGACCCTATCCAATTAATTCCTGTATAATTATGAGTATATTGTTCTTTTAAATTATTTCCTTCATACAGTTTTACAGAAATTTTAAAATCGTCTCTGCAATCACCATTTGTTTGATTACAAGCAGGAACAGTTTGATTTGAAATATGTGAATAAACTTTACTTCCATAATCTAATTCTTGAATGTCGTTATAACTAGATAAATCAATGTCATAAGTTCTAGTTCCACCACCTTGACTTTGATTTCCTGTGGTTATTTCTGCACCTGTCATTCCATAATTATTACCAACAACATTGATATTAGAATCTGTATATGTATCTGTTAAATTTTCTGTTTGAACTTCTGTGGTTGTTGTGACTGTTTGATAAGTTGTTTGTTGTATTTCTTCTACAACTGTTTCTGTATAAACCCAAACTTCAGTTGTTTCTAAAAAATCACCAATAACTTCTGTAATTGTTTCTGTTAATTCTGCCTCAACAATGACTGATATAACAGTTCCACCATTTTCACCTGTATCACCAACTTGATATTGTTGATCGTATGCTTTACAGTAAGATGAGCATAAGCATAGCAGTAAGACTAGACCACTTAACAATTTGTGCATTTTCTGAAATATCCTTTGGTTGTTCTATAATTGGTGGGAATATTTTTGAGCCTTCTGGAACAAGATGTCTATTTTCTTCTAATAACCACAATTCCTTTGCCTCTAGTCCAATCTTACCGTCAATAGGTGGGTAAGTACCTGCTAACCATAAACTATCAAAAACACGAGGGTCATTTTGAGCTAGAATAGAAACACTTGCCACTTTAAGACCAAGACTAGCCAACGCCCTTGATAATTTAATTGCTTCGCAGTTAGGGTCTGAAACAGTCACGCCACTGCTAATACCAAATACTTGGGTGCTAACACTTCCTGCAACTGCAGTCTTACATATATCTGAATTATTTATGACCACGCTTGGTGAAATTGCAGAAGGTGGTGTTTTGTCAACAGTGACTGTTGAACTTACTGTGTTAGTTTCTGAATATGCTTTTGGTAAAAGTAATAAAAATGAAATTAAAATTGTAGATATAAAATAAATGAGCCAATCATTTCTCATTATGGCTTAGTTGGAAATTCTACTGCCTCAACTTCCTCAACTGTGGTTAATCCATTTGTTATGTCTCTTAAATCTTTACGATATTTTTTTTGTTCATCTGTCATTGTGTTATCAGAAGTCCCCCACCAATCAGTTTGTTCTAGTAAATTATTTCTCTTTACTCTTAAATGATGTAATTTTCTATCTAATTTGCCTGCTTCATGGGTTGCTTCTCTTTGATCTTCAATTTTATTTTCTTCTGCTGTAAGAGGTATTTTCTTATTATTTACTATCTTAAATCTACTCATGTTGTTTTAATACCAAAAAGTGAAATTTGCCCTGTTGTAAAGGTTCCAGAGCCTAAAAGAAATTTAAATCCATTTACTACACCACCTGCTGAAACTGATGTACCAAAACCAATACTTCTTGCAAAAGTTCCATTATTCATTTTTCCAGAATTATCAAAATACACACTTGGCTCTGTTATTGTGCCAGATATTTGAGAAAACCAAAGTGATCCTTGATTTTTTGAAGATGAGGCATTATCAAACGCATATCCACAGTTAATTTCATTTGCACTTTGACTTTGTGCTCCTTCATCATTTCCGTCATCTTTTAATGATTTTACTCTCCACCTATATCCACTTGTTTGCTCAGTACCACCATTAATAAATCTTAAATATAAACTTACATCACCAGAAGTTGTGACATCTCTCCAATACATCATATAATTTGAATGGCTACCAATAGAGGTAAATGAAATACTACTTGCACCTGCACCATTTGTTGTTGCTATGTGTACAAAATCTGCTTCATCACCTGCACCACTTACAGTTCCACTAAATGCAAATGTATCTGCTAAATTAATCCCACGACTTCTTACTTTAACTAATGTCATCTATTACTCCTTTGGGTTATCCGATCTTACTTTATTATATTTTACTACATAAGCGTCCCATTTAGTAG